CTGCACATACTCCATACCCTCAAAGCTACAAAAGCCGCCAGCATCCAAAATGCTCTGCAGTGCTCTCTTGCCACCGCATGGGATATACGGTATTAAAATACCAAACTCGTCACGGTCTGCACTAAAGGCAACCCAACCTTTGCCCGGTTCGTACAGCGCCCAACCTGTTACCACGCGGCTGATTTTCTTGGTTCCAAAATGTGTATTTCTTAATCTTTTAATCTGCATATCTCATGCCCTCCACTTTCTTATAATCTGGTATACATCCATGTTATCTGTGTAAACAGTTCCTGCAGCATATCGCAATATACATTGTCAAACTCTGCAACCTCAACAACTTTATCAGGTACCCATTCAAAAGTTTTCTTGTTCAGGTGGCCTGGTATGTACTTATAAAAGTGCATCCGGTATGTGTCTGTTGCCTCGTCAAGGGTAACTGTCAGGCGGTTTGCCTTGCTGTGGTTCTTTGCAAGTGTCATTCTCAGGCTGTTGCCGTCTGCCAGGTAATTCTTTGAACCTGTCATTGCTGTAAAACTCTGGCCGCCTAACTGCTGTAAAATCGTTTCTGCTACACTCATTTTTGTTTACCTCCGTATCTCTTTCAACTGTCTATATTATAAACCAATGGTGGTTTATAATCCATAGACCGAATAGACAAACTTTAGTGTAGTGAAGTGTACGAAAAGGATACAGAATAGACAACGGTTTTCGGGCACAAAAAAAGAGGGTGGTTTTCTCAGTTTCAGGCGTTGGCCTGTCCCCTTGAAAACCCCCTCTTCGGCGCATTTTACACTATATTTTCATTTCTGTAAATCCCGGAATAACAGACAAAAAGCCTTGCCAAAAAGATACAGAATAGACAACGGGCAAATTATACCCGTTTTACATAGTCCAGGCTGATCCAGCCGTCTGCGTTCTTCTCGTATGCTTTCAGCAGACCCCATTTTGTCGCGCCTGCTCCGTTCTTTTCCTTTACGATTGTAAAAGTACCTTTTCCGGTATACTTCGACTGTCCGTTTTTCTCCGTCCAATAATCGTAATTTGTGCCCGCCCCCTTCCGGATTCTCAAATCGGTAATTTCAACGCGCACCTGGTACGGCTGGAATGCTGCCGCCGGATAAACCTGCTTGCCGTTCCAGTCGAACACCTTGTAACCTTTGTTCTGATCAGCACACGCTTTGGCATTTGCCAGGCTGGTAAAAGCACCTTTCTGGCTTGCTGCATCCGCCCAGGTCTTGCGGACTCTGTAATATTTCTTTTCCGTTGCGGCTGGCTGTACTGGCGTTGCCGGTGTGGCTGCCGCTGCGCTGCCGATTCTCTTTTTAAAGTCGTTCCATGCGCTTTCAGATCCGCTTGCGGAGTTCCATCCGTACACGCCAGGGCATAACTTGCCGTTTACATCAAAATGGCGGATGACTCTGGAAGCCGGTACCCCGTACAGCTTCATGAGGTACTTGGTCAGTTCCACTGCACTGTCAATGGTTGCCTGCTCAAAATACCAGTCTTTGCTGTTGGCGTTCTTGTTTCCTTTGTTTCTTACGCACATTTCAATGGACACGCTGTTGGCGTTTCTGGCCACACCGTACAGGCTGCCGCCATAGCTGGACTGTTTTCCGCCGCCTACGGCCCAGCAGTAACGGGCTTTCGGGTCCGGGTTATACTGCCACTTTTCGCCCTCGAAGCCGACATAAAAATCAGCGCTGGCATTGGTCGTGCTGCGCTGATTGTAATAATCAATATTATTTTTTGCGGTTCCGGTTGCTCCTACATAGTGGATAACAATGTACTCAATTTCTCCGCTGCGTGGGCTTGTGTTGTGTGTTCCGAAGTTCGGGTTCTGGTTAATTTTCAAGTTGCTCACTCCTCCCTTTGTTGCCTGGTCGTATTCCGTCAACTCATATTTGTTGATAATACTCAGGACTTTACTCACATACTTTGTATCTGTTGCATATCCGCCTGCCTTTATGATTCCGATAGCTTTCGCCGGATCCGTTTCTCCTTTCAGGCCTGCATAACGCTGTTTGCTGCCATTCATAGCGCCCAGCAAATATGCGCTGTGGTCCGCCACACTGTCGGCAGCACTCGCATATTTCCGGAAATCTGCTGTAATTGTGTAGGCGTTCCCGTTCGCGTCCTCTTCTCCGGTCTGCTTCCGGTACTTGCTTACGCCGTCCCAGGTACTTCCTGGCCAGGTATTCCCGGATAAGCTGCATTTCATCCCAAAAAAGTTGTTTGCATTTCTGGCCAGCTCTGTGCTACCGTGACCGGATTCCAGGATTGACTGCGCCGTTGTTACCGAAGCCAGCACGCCGCTTTTTGCCATGTCTGCCTGCGCCAGTGGCCCCATAAAGCTGATAAATTCCTGCTCTGTCATGTACGTCCCTCCCATAGGAAAAGGCGACCTTATCGGCCGCCCTGTGCGTTATTATCTGTTCTTTTCAGCTGTGCAATGGCCTGAATTACTTTGTCATACCCGACCATGGAAGCAAGCCAGGACAGCAACACGAGTGCAATTAAATATACCGCCATCTTGTCATTGATCTGCGTCTCCGTCAGAATCAGGTACCCGGCACCTACCAGGGTGGACAGCACTACGGCCACACCGCCGGCCAGAAAATTAGAGTGGTACTTCACTGTCATTTCGTCCAGCAGCTTCTTAATGCCCTCAGTAAA